TTCAGTTGTTGACCAAGCCATATATTGTTTAGTGGCTTTGCAGTAATAAACATGATGTTCTTCTGATCTGATTACTGGAAGTGGTTTTAATAGTTGGAAGGTTTTCATTTTTGTTTTTTAATTGGAAGGTCTTTAGGATCTATAATTTGAACTTTTTCTTCTACTTTTTTAGGTTTGGATATTGATACTTTTGCAAGGTTTTTGTATTTAATACCTTGATAACCTTGAGGGAATGCAGGATTACCTTCACAATCGTTGACACAATCTTTCCATCCAGGAGGTGGAGTGTCTAAGTGTTTCATAGTCCAATATCCCTTTTTAATTCCATCCTTAAGAGTACGGATAAGAGATACCTTGTCAAACATTCGTTCCATTATTTTATATCTCCTAAATAGTTATAAAACTGTCTATTGAAATCAATCAATTTGTTTTTTACTGCAGGTAAATATTGTTCTTTCATAAATGCTTTTTTACGTCTTGATAGTTTACCTGCAACGAAATATTCATTAAAAAGACCTTGTACTGTCCAACTACCTTTCCTTTCGGTAGATTCTGCATCATTGTTAATAATCATCAGTCAATAAACCCCCTATCTGCTGTATAAACTCTTGATTGTGGATGGTTATTTTTTGGCTCCTCTGGTTTGTAACCCTTCTTAAGTGGATATATATCCTTCCAGCCAGCCGTAATTGCTTTCTCAAGAGCTTGTTTTCTGTCTTGTGATGGAAATGACCTGAGAGTGTCAAAGAGTCGGTTAGCGACCCTTGTAGAGTTAACTCCTCCTTTTTGTTTTCTTACAGGCCACCATTCAATAAAAAGTTCAGCATATTCTTTTAAATCGTTAGGAATTAAATTTGCTGTAATTGTTGCTGCGTCAAATGGATCATTTGAAGGTGAACTCTGCTTTCTTGCATTCATCCTGTTCATCTTTTCATAGACAAGTCCACGCATGAAACCTGCCCTTGTGATTTCATACGGTCTGGTTCTATCAATGAAGTCAGCCATCTCCTGTGTGAGAAATACAGCAACCTTCACCTCTTTCTTTTTTCCATTCATAATGGTTTGGTATACTTTACTGACATTAGATGTTATTTACTTATATGTCAAGGGGAATATTTCTGCTCTTTAAAAAATTCTTCTCCTTATCCTATATATATAATATATATATATTATTATTAAAGCTATATAACTACGTTTATAAGTATATTAATAACCTTTATATATTCTTTTTCTTTTATTTCATTATGTCAGCTACCAACCTAAAAAGAATCAGTATCAGTGTTGATCCGCAGGAATATGAAGAGTTAAAAAAGCTTTGCAGATCTGGTATGTCTGTAGGTTTTCTAATTAGAGAAGCTATACATGAATTTCTTAAAAAAACTAAAGAAAATTAATTTAATTCTTCAAATCTTTTTTCAGCTATTTTTATCTGTTCATCTTTTGATAATTTAGGATATTCTTCCAATACTTGTTCATAGATTGATTCACGTATCAATTCGTTGTTTGTATCACTCATAATCTTCATAATCCTCATCTATTTCTGGCTCTTCCAATTTGGGATATATACCCGCATTTTTAAGATCATTGATCGCATTTTCTTCATGCATATGATCTATACCTGCTTGGTGATCTCTTAAAAATGAATCAGTCATTTCTTAAAAGCCTCCTCATCCCACTCATCAAAACCATTTGCTTCAGCTTCATCTTCATCTACTTCATAACATTCGTCATATTCCCAATCTCCATATCCACCCCATCCATTATCCATAGCTACAAAATTAGAACCCTCTAAAACATTGTCTCCACGTTGTTGCCATATATCATCAGGTGTAATTGAATCAGGTACTTTAATGTAATACTCATAAGTGGTCATTGAGTTAGCAGTTATTCGATAGTATTTGTGTTTTTCAGTCATTTTAATTCCTCAATAGCTTTTTTAATCTTTTCATCAAACCATTCTGAATCAGTAATAACATCTACCTCATGTTGTACTAATTCTTTTATGTATTTTTGAATGATAGTAGCTGTTGTTTGCCATATCAAAGGAGAACTACAATTCTCTCCTAAATCTTCGATGAATTGTTCATCTACTGAATTTTTAATCATTTTCGGTAACGAATTTTCGTATTTGGTTTGTACTGGACTTACTTAAATATTTAATGCCAGTTAATTATTTAAGTGAATTTAAAAAATATGTTAATAATGTTTTTTGTGCTTCCTTTACTTCAACAGGATCTTTATTTTCTTCATAAACTTTCTTATTTCGTTGATATATTAATTCCTTTAAATTTCTTCTATCTTCTAATTTATCTTTAATTTCAATCTTACAATCTGATTCCCATAATATTATTTCTTGTTCATTAATTACACTCTTATACCATCTATAAAAAGTATCATCATCGACTCCTATATATAGTTTTTTACACTCTTTAACTGTTTGTCTTCTTAATTCATTTGGTTCTGTCTTATTGTTTAATCCCTTTTTAATTAAGTCTCTCATGTGTGCTTTACATGATTCATTATGTTCATGTATATTTGCCATTAATTAATTCTCCTACTTGTAATTTGTATTTCTCTGACTAAATACCTGACAGATTCTTCATAATTAATCTCATTACCTTTCTCAGGTAAAAAGAAGGTAGCATCCCTTTCTGCCAACTCACATAAGACTGATAAGACATTAAGTAATATATTTACTTTGTGTTTGATATCCATAATTCTTAACTGATATTCTCACTAAATCTGCAACCTACCTTCTCAAATTTTTTCATCATCCTGTCAAACTTTTCACCATCCTCTAAACAACCTTCGGCATCTGTCATGCATTCTTGTAGAAATTTATTACCAAGAAATTTACTTACGACATTCAATTGTTTTGTTATGTCTCTGTCCATCTGGGTAAAAGCTTTTTCATCTCCAGATTGTTGTAGTTGAACTGATTTCATTAATGCAACAGTCATAGATGTTTTAACTTGTGATAGTTTCATGTTTTTTGATGTTGGTTTGTAATATATATGATAGCATATAATAGTTTACTAGTACATTCATGTCAAGGATCAAGCACTTCATTCACATTCATTCAGACTTAACTCATTCAGACATTCAAGATTTAATTCATTCATCGCATTTAAAGCATTCAACTAATAAAAATAATTTTGATTTTTTATTTAATTTCTTATTTTTTTATTATTTAAAAATTAAATAATCAAGCAGTTAATAAAACATTATTCTTGGTATTACCATGGGCATTTATTACAACGTCACTTGTATTCCCATCACACAGAGAACATATATTACATGATGTCTTTTGTCCTGATTCTATGCTAGCGGGACAATGAATAAATCCTTTTGGATCATTCACACTTTCATGCTTAACTAAGAAACAATTAAAACCAAGTGAACTAGCTTGTAAATATTCTTGAAAACTGTCAACACTAGCTTGAAATAAACCTTTATAAGGTAATGCAAAAGTATTGCGCCACATATGTGTGTATCCTGTATGGTTTTTAGCTACCTTTATAATATTTTTAACAATATTAATCGGTATTAATACAGGATCTCCAGCACTTCCAAAACGTATACTTTTATTTTTAAATATTTCATAGTTACCATCAAAACATTCATATCTATTATTTTTATATGCTTTCCAAACATTCAAGGGAGCATGAAACCATTTGACATAACAAGAATTGTTATTATATCCCGCATGTGGACAATTACCACACACTGTCTCTCCATACTCTTTATTTTTAAATGCTTCGTTCGGTTTTATATCTTGATTTAATATCCAAGTTTGATACATATCACCAGTCTTTTTATTACTAGTTTGAGCATTCAAACCAGTAACAATAACCGCATATTTTTTGTTATTTATTGGACTTAAACCCTCATATAAAACTCTACCATTAGAGTTTTTATTCATGTTTAATTAATTTAAATAAGTTTTTAATTGAAAGTAATAAATACTTTCATTAAAAGGATTAATTTAATAATCCTTTTATAGTAAGTATCAATTTATTTTTTTATATTCTTCTTTTAAAAAATCCATATATTGTTTTTGAACTTCAAATGCATAATAAGCAAGTAATATTTCATCATCTCTTAACTCTTGTTTCGCTCTAAATAATGCATCCTGGACCATTGTCAAATCTTTAACATTGTTTTTATTTACTGCACTAAGTGCCATCAATCCATGTATTAAATGAATTATCTTTTTATTTGTTTTTATATTCATTTGTTTAAATCCCTTTTTATATTAATAACTTTTACTTCTCTTAAATTATTATATCTAATCCTAAACTCACTAATATTTAAATCTTTAAATTGAGCTTTATTTATATAAGAGCTTGTATTACTAATTAAAAAGTCTTTATTTGCCTCAATATCATTTATAAAAGCTTTTTTGCTTTTATAGTCTCTACCGTATGCAGGAAGTAAAGTTAAATAATTCATTTTATTAATTTTCGTGTGGGTACATAATGCAAGTGTTATTGCAGTCAATAATATTGTGCGGTTTACATTGTTCAGCAGTTAAACCAAAACCATAAGTTTTAATCCATATCTCTTTTCCATTGCTTAACCTATAAGCTGCTAAAATATCCCCACCATTGCATTGTTCGATTGTTTCATTGTTATATTTTACTGAGTCCTCTAAAATGTGACCCCAGTCACCAAAAAAGTATTTGTTCTGCAATGCACCAAAAATTTCTATTTGGTATTGTGGCTCTCTCTCCATAAGTGCATTCAACTCAGCGGATACTGTAATTAATCCAAAATTAGATTGATTAATTTTTGTTTTGGCTTTTTGCATTGTAAATAAAAAATAGTTTACTATTTAATATTACACTATTAGAACATTAACTGTCATCTTATATCATTCAATTTTAACATTCAATTATTCCATTCAGTTTGTAAGCTTATTTTTTTTATTAAATAATTTTTTTTTTTTTTTTTTTTTTAAAAA